TATATAGACACTAACGGAGATATTCACACAGTCGGAGATATTTATGTAGCCGATAGTATTATCGAAACCACTTATTCTAATTTATTACACTTAGGGTCGAATGGAGTTGGCGGTGTTGAGGGAGTAATTACTTTATACGACGGAAACACTCCCGGCACAACCAAAACTTTATCTTATACTAAGTGGGCTGATCTTGAGGCTGTAAACGGTCTAGTTAAATGTAATGGTTCTGGGGATTATTCGGCAGCTGGGGCAGGTGATATTCCTGATCTTTCCGCAACTTACTTGCCTTTACATTCCAAAGCTGATACAGCAGGTACAGCAGATTCAGCTACCTCAGCAGGAAAATCAACTAATCTTGTGGGAGGTAATAACTCAACTCTCTTAGGTTCAATTCCTTATCAATCTAATACTGATGTTACAACTTTATTATCTCCTAACGTAACAACTACTAAAAAATTCTTACGAGAAACAGGCGACGGAACAAATGGTACTGCGCCTGCTTGGGATACTTTAATTGCAAGTGATGTACCCGACATTTCAGCAACTTACTTACCCTTACACGCCAAAGCCGACACCGCAGGAGTAGCCGATAGTGCGACAGGTAACGCAGGCACAGTAACCAATGGGGTTTATACTACCTCAAGTTGGTCGGGTGGAGATTTAGGCGGAACAGGTCTTGCTGCAACTGTAACAGATGATTCTCATAATCACACTTCCTCGACTATATCAGGATTAGCTGTTGCTGACTTCGCTAATGGCACTGACGGAAACTTAATAACTTGGGATTCTGATGGCGCTCCGGCATTAGTAGCTACTGGTAATGCTACTCAAGTATTAACTTCTAATGGCGCAGGTACAGCTCCTACTTTTCAAGACGCAAGCGGTGGAGTGGCTGGCGATGGCACCGTCAACCCCACCAATCTTCTCTCCAATGGCGATTTTGAGAATCACTCGGCTGGCACAACCGCAGTACCCAATGGATTTGCATTAGAAAATACTCCAACATTAGCCACAGATACAGGCGATATAGGCTATGGTCTTATTTCTCAAAAGATTACCGCAGCTGGGGCAGGACTTGAAGGAATTAAATATACTTTATCTGGACTTAAAGCTTCCACTACTTATTCAGTTTCTTGGCGGACAAAGGTTACCGCAGGCGATACTTCGCAGGTCTTGACTACTGGTGCAGGCACAGATTTAGCGGCGACTGAAAGCACCTCAACTACCTTTGAAACTAAAACAGGAACTTTCATTACCGACGCTTCTGGCACTGCGGTAGTCTTGAAATTTATGGCAAAAGCCGACGGAGATATAGTCTGGTTTGACGGACTTCAAGTAAATCAAGGTGAATCAGCCTTTGCCTTTGCGGATAAGCCAGCGAGTTATTTAGAAGGAACTTGGACACCGACTAAAGTTGGTTTTACGGAAGCTGGAGGTGGAAGCTATACATTGACAGGAACTTATATAAAAATTGGTAAACAAGTATTCATAACTTGTAAAATTCAATGTTCAGGCGGTGCGACAATCGCAAGCCCTGGTGGAGCAGCTTGTGCTATTGATGGTTTACCTTTTGCTTCTGATTCCCAAGTTGGTTCAATACTTACACAAATGAATAATTATACTATGGTGGATTTGGGGCATAGTTTAGTGGGTGCAAATGGAACAACTATGTACCCATCAGCTTGGAGTGCTATTGCAGCAAATCAGGCAGTTACAATTTCAGGAAGCTATTTAGCAGCAGCTTAACTCAAACAGAGAGGGTGGGGGATGAGATATTTAATTATAGCAATTTTACTGATAGCAACTCCGGCTTATGCTAAAGAGTGTTGTATTTATAACGATAAAGAATTTCAATTATCGCAGGAGAGTGAAATTAAGAATATTTTGCGTAAAAAGTTTTATAAGAATGGCGAAGCGAAGAAGATTAAACAAAGTGCCTGTAAAAAATATTGGGAGATTAAAGATGCGTAAATACTTAATACTTCTGCTTATCTTATTACCAATTTTATCTTTTGCCGATGAGGTAACCTATCCGACTGCTGATACTGCTATCTTGAATGGTAAGACTTATCGCTTAAAACACGCTTCACCGATTTACCAGAAACTTGAGGAGGCATGATGAGAAAAATTATTAGTATTTTAATTTTGTGCTTCTTTTGTTCAGGAATGTTAAGGGCGGCAAGCATGAACGATTATCGAGGGAATAAAAATACTAAAGTTTATCATTACCGTACTTGTAAATTTTTTAACCGATTAACTAATTATGAAGAATTTGCAACCGCACAAGAAGCTGAATATAAGGGTTATAGGGCTTGCGGAATATGTCATCCCAATTTAGTTAAATTTGAACCGATTAACAATAAAATAATGGTTGCCAACAAGGAGAAATAATGCCCCCTGAAATTTGTAATCAACACGTACAACTAGCCTCTGATATAGCAGTTATTAAAAATTCACTTCAGAACATTGAAAAGAAATTTTGCCAACATATAGAAGAAGCTGACAGGCAAGGAGGGTTTAGGGATAGGGTAATTATTCTTGAGCAGAATTTATCAGCATTAAAAAAGCCTATGTGGATAAGAGTAGGCGTGGCAGGTCTAATTGGCGGGTTGATTGGTTCAGGAAGCACAGATGCTTTAGCTTTATTTATAAAATGGATAATTAAATGATCTGTGATAAATGTAAAAGCGAAAATACAGAATATAAAACTACTAGACGCAATGACCGCTTTCTTACCTTAGTTATTTGTAAAGATTGCGGAAATGAGAGGTTGCCGACAAACGAAGAAAGAAGCGCATTCAATGATTAAGGAGGTGTACCATCAAACAACAATTTCTTAAAGCTAAAATAGACACAATAAGAGTAACAGTTTATGATAGCAACCGCCCGATAGTTCCTTCATCTGCCAAGATTACTTTATATAATCCATGTGGGGATGAATTACAAGTCCAAGCCACAGCAAGTATAGATAGCGATACAGGAGAAATGACTTATGCGCTTACTGCTATTCATACTGCTGAAAACGATCTAAACTATAAAGCAGTTTGGGAATATGTTTATAATGGTTTAACTTATTATGAAACACAACTTTTTGATATAGTTAAAAGTATCCTTTCGATTCCGATAACCGATGATGATGTTTATGACGAATTAGAAAGTTTGCGCAAAGCGAATACACAGGCCCAAGGAACAGCCACAGCCGGTTCGGCAGGCACTATAACTGACGCTACTAAGCGCAAGGAATCCGACGATTATTGGAAAGGTGGTATAGTTGAAATCATTGCCGGTATTGGAGTTGGTCAGAAAAGGGATATTTCAGGATTTACTCAATCTACAGGGGTTATTTCTATTACTCCTAATTGGGCTACTAATCCTGATACAACTTCTGTTTATCGGGTAGTTAAATCATTCTCAAATAAGATTCAGAGTAGTTTCAAGAAAATTGAAACTATGCTTTATGATAAGGGTAAGCGTGATTCTCTTATCCTTGAAAGTTCACAAGTGGAAATTCCTTTGCTCTATTTAACTGTCCATTTTATCTGCCTTGATTTGATGTCAGAATTAAATGATAAATGGGATAGGCTTGCAACAGAGTATTGGAAAAAGTTTGACCTTGCTTTTAATAATATGACCCTTGAATATGATGAGGACGAATCTGGGGCCATAGATGATGAGGAATCAGGGCATAAGCCGAATGAATTAAGAATAGGAAGGTGTTAATTGAAGTTAAGTATAAATATTTTAACCTGGAATTGTTATAAAACCCTACACGATACTTTACATAATCTTGTTGAGGACTTAGGAACTTTTGATTATGAAGTTGTCATTGTGGATAATGGTTCTACCGACGGCAGCCAAGAATTAGCCACGATCAGGAATAAGACTAATTTAGGTATATCCATAGGTAAAAATCAGGGCATAGAGGCTAGTAAAGGAGAGTTTATTCTTTTGCTTGATGGTGATGTACTCTATGTACCCGGAAGCGCTAAGTTATTAAGGGAATGGCTTGAGGCGCATCCAGAAGAATACGCTATTGGATTTTACCCTAATAAGTTTACTAATCAAAAGAATACCGCAACACAGATACATCACGAACCAAGATGTTTTCTGCTTAATAAACCGGTCGTTCATTCAGCTAGTTGCATATTTTACGGACTATATAGAAAGTCAATGTTTGATTTAGGTATAAAATTATCAACCGAAGGCCCTTTTGCCAGATGCGGTTATGGTTGGGAAGATATGGACTTTTTTATGCAGATGAAAGAAAAAGGTATTAAGCAATGGGTGGCTGGAATTAACTCACTGATTGGCAGATACTATCATGAGATAAATTCTTCAATCCGGCAGATGGGGCATGAAGAATATATCAGGAGTTCAAAAGAACGCGCGGAATACTTTAAGGAAAAATGGAAAAAGTTATTAACGACCATATAGACAGTCTGGAAGAACTTGAGCAGGAATTAGAAGTTATTATTGATAATGCCATAGATGACATTGACATTGAGGCATTAGTCAAAGATCCTACTACTGAACTAGAAAGAGTTAAGGAAGAAATAAAAGAAGTATTTCTTAAAGAATATGCGCCACAAGCAGTAGAGCTAGGATTCGATTTTGCTAAGGCTATACAGGAACGAATTGATAAAGATAATCCAGTTAAGATACAGGATTCAAACAACCCGGAGTTAAATGATAAAGACCGAGATAAAAAATAGGATAAATTTTCCTAAAGTTTTTATAGAACAATCTGACTTAATGGAGATTGCTGAACGAATTATTATAACTGATATTCAAAAAGGCATTCATTCAGGCATGGCAATTGACGGAGGAAGTTTGCCTATGAATGACCCTAAAACAATCAAGCGTAAGGGTGATAATAGGCCTTTAATTGACACAGGCACGCTTCTGGGGGAGTTTATAGCCAGAAATAAGGGTAAAGGCAGCGTAATGGTTACGATAGGCTCGGAACGCCTTGATATAGCTGGTTATTTGCAGATAGATGGCATTAAGACTAATCAAGGATTAAAGTTCTATAAGTTCTTTGGGATCTCAAAAGATGCAGAGAATTTAAGTATGAAATATATGCAAGACAAAATACAGAAAGCGATAGCCAATGCCGGATCGTAAGCTTTTAGAAACTTCTTCTGATAGAGAAATAGAAACTTTAAATATCGGTTTAACCGCTAAAGTTTCAAGGACAGCAATTACTATTGAAGAATATATAAATACAAGACTAACCCAAGGCGTAGCAATAGAAGTTATTAAAGACGATTTATTTAAAGACTTGGCAGAAGGAGGAAGGATATTCGGAGAGTTCAGAAATTCTATTAAAGCTACTTATGCCGGTTCAGTCAGCAGATTCAGAGATACCGCGCAATTAGCAGAAACAGGGATGGATATTAAATACAGATGGGTTGCTGTTTTAATAAATACTTGTCCTGATTGTTTAAAACGACATGGCAATATTGCAACTTGGGATCAATGGGAATCACAGGGTTTACCGAGGACAGGAAGTACAGTTTGTAAAGAACATTGTAAGTGCGTTTTAATTCCCGAAGCAGCGACGAAACTTGCGCCAATTTATAGAGGTTAAAGATGAGTTTTGATATAATAAAAAATAGGATAGTTACAAGATTGCAGGGTTTAGGCTATGCAGAATCACAGTCAATAGACATAAAGAATGCTCCAGCGAATGAATATAATAATACCTTTATTATTAAGGTTTTATCTGGGGCAATGACTGATGAATCAGAAACTTTAATTGACAGATTTTATGACATTCAAGATTGGCAGATACAGATTGCTTTTGAACGCTCTGAACAAAATGATATTATTAACAGAGATGATGCGCAACGCAAGAAAGACGCAATCCTTAAAGACCTTGACAACCCGGCGAATTGGGAAGGTTTTGCAAGGATTTTAAAATACAAAGGGTGGAAAGTAGAGGAACTACCAAATTACTTTTTATTAACCATTAACTTAAAAATTGTAGATACAATTATCTACTAACAAGGAGGATTCATGTTGACGAAAAAAACGGTGCTTTTAGCAAAGATTGAAACTATTTACGGAACAGATCCAACGCCTGCGGAGGCGGCAAATGCAGTTATGGCTTATGAGCCAGAGATAACTGTAAACGCGGATATGAAAGAACGCAATCCAGGTAACAGCGATTTATCAAGGTTCCCTGAATTGCGCGGAAAGACTTTTTGTGAGCTAAAGTTTTCTACTGAACTTAAAGGTTCAGGCACACCCGGAACAGCCTCACGCCAAGATCCATTATTCCAGGCTTGCGGATTATCAGGTACGGTTATAAGTTCTACAAGTATTACCCGGCTGCCTCTATCCTCAAGTATGAAAAGTTGCACGATCTGGATTTACATTGATGGGTTACTTTATAAAGTCAATGGCTGTATTGGTGATTTAGAGATTGATTTAACTGCTGGGGAAATGGGCAAACTTAACTGGACATTCAAGGGGCTTTATAGTTTACCTACAGATGTTCCGATAGTTTCCCCGACTTTTGATTCTACTGTTCCTAATATAGTTAAAGGCGCGGTTATGACCTTTGGTTCATATTCAGCTATTATTGATAAGCTTACCTTGAAACTCAATAATGATATTGCTGAAAGGCCGGACTTTAACCAAACCGAAGGGATTAAAGGCTTTCAGATTACCGGCCGCAACCCAGAAGGTTCAATGAATATCGAGGCGGTATTGCGCGCGACAAGCAATGCGGATTTCCTTGATTACTTCCATAGCCGGACTGTAAAGGCCCTGTCCTTTGTTTTAGGAGCCACAGGTGGAAATATAATCACCATAACCGCTAATTATGGGTATTGTCGTTCTCCCAAGATTGGCGATAAGGGGGGTATCAGGACTTTTGAGATACCTTTCCAATTAGCAAGAAGTACAGGTAACGACGAGTTACAAATAGTAGAAACCTGATTTATTAACAATACTCTGACAGGAGGTAAAAATGGGGATTATAGGAATTAGGCTAAGCGAAACAGAAGAATTTTATAGCACTAAGGACACTAAAGAACCAAGAACGAAATGGGTTGTTGGGATATTAGATTCAGAAGTATTTGCTGCTTTGGGGGCTTACGCAGCCAATCCACTAAAGATGATGTTTGAGATCGTGAGATTCGGGCTTAAAGGATTTGAAAACTTTACTGATAGCAAAGGTAATAAGGTTGAGTTTGATACTGTTTCGCAGTATATCGGAGGCCCGGTTAATTATAAAGTAGTATCAAGTAACATCATGAAGATTATACCTCATGAAGTTATAAACGAATTAGGAGAAAAGATTTTATCGCTCTCTAAGATAAACGAGGAAGAAACAAAAAACTGATATTGGCTGTTTGGATTCCTTATCTTGAATTAAATTGCGATAAGTGTTCAGATAGCCAGAAACAGTTTAATGGTTGCGAACAGGATAGTATTATTCCTGATCGTTGGGAAATAGGCAAATGGAAGTTTAACCGTTGCCCTAAAAAGTTAATTACCTATGAAACCCAAGCGTTTGTTAGGGCTTATAATTTAATGCAAATAGGAGTAATGCCTTATAATCTGGGTTGGTTAGGACAGTCTAATAAGTTTGTGGAAGCAATGATTATAATAGACGGAGAATTAAAAATGCTTGAATCTAAAACAAGGTTAGACTTAAAGAATAAGATGAGAAAATGAGAAAACTATTACTTATTCCTATTATATTTTTATTATGCGGTTGCATAACCCCACGAGTTAATCCTTTTGATGACCCTGTTTTAATGCAGCAGAAAGTTCAAGCTATTAGGGATAAAGCGTTAGTAGAGAAAAATAATTATATATTAGAACATTCTAAACTTTCTGAACTTAAGAAACAAGCTATTATTGATTATCAAGTTATCATTGGAATGACCAAAGAAGAAGTAGTAATTGCTTGGGGTTATCCAATGGAGATTGGAAAGATAGAAACAGAAAAGCAGATTATTGATATTTGGGAGTATGATTTCCCTGATATAAGTTATAAGTTTATGAATCATTCAAAACTTTATTTTAAGAATGGTTATTTAGTAAAAATTAGGAATAAAACCTAAGAGGTAACTATGGCTGGACAAAATGAATTAGAGATAGTTTTAAAGTTAGTAGATGAAGCTTCGGATAAGCTTAAGGCTATCAATGCGGATATAAAGAAAGATACCTCTGAAATCACCGACGAGCAAAAGAAACAGGGTGATGAATCAGATAAAAACCAAAAGAAACAACAGAATGGATTGCAGGAAACTAGCAAAGAATTAAAAAATTTCCGTAAGGAAATGTTTGTAGTAACTGCTGCTATTGCAGCTGCTACTACAGTAGTGAAAGTTTGGGCTGAAAATAATATCCAAACTAGGTTATCTTTAGATTCTCTTGGGCAATCTACTAATAGATTACTCGGGCAAATTGGCTCTATAATAGCTCCACTGATTGGTGGGATAAATAATGTAATAACCGCTCTTCAGTTTCTTGCTTCTGCTTATGGGGCTAGTGCTGTATTTCATCTTATGTCAGGTGATATAAGTAAGGCTAAACAAGATGTTGATAATTTTAATGAAAGTTTATCTGATATAAACCTTAAGCAGATGACTGATCAAATGAAGTTAATGCGTGATGCCCTAGAACGTATAGATTTAATGTATATGACAGGTAAAATGACCGCACAACAATATTATGATACCTTGACTTCTGGCAATGCTGCGGCTTATCAAGGCGACTTGATGCGGATGCAACTTACTAAGCAACTTGCTCAAGAAGAAAACTTAATCCGTAATCAATCTCTTATGGATTATCAAACCGATGTTCAAGCAAGAATGGGATTATTAAAAACTTTTGAAAGCTATCATCATACAGCATATTCAACAATGACGGATTTTGCTACTATGGCGATTCAAAATATTTCAACTGGTATGACTTCTACTCTTACAGGGATTATCATGGGTACTAAAAAAGCAGGAGAAGCATGGAAAGAGTTTGGTATCTCTATGGTAACTTCTATTGTTGAGTTTGTGATTCAATATGGAATACAGATGTTAATTGCTGCTGCTTTAGCAACTACTATTATGGCTACTACTGTGGCAGAGGCAGGGGCATTAGCAGCAGCTTGGTTACCGGCTGCTATATTTGCTTCTATTGCTACTTTAGGTGGAGCAGATGCCGCAGGCGCAGCAGGATTTGCGGCTGCAACTACTTCAAGTATGGCTATTGGTTTAGGCACGATTGTAGTTAGTAAGGCTGCTGGTGCATTTGCCGAAGGTGGCAGGCCTCCTGTTGGCAGGGCGAGTATAGTAGGAGAGCGAGGCCCGGAGTTGTTTGTTCCTGATTCATCGGGAATAATTATTCCTAATAATCGTTTAGGAATGGGAAATCAAACATCTATCCATATTGAAGTAAACAACCCAGTTTTATCAAGTCAGCAAGATATAGATTATCTTACAGAAGAAATATCCCGTAAGTTAGCAAGGGAATCTGAAAGGACATAATGTCAAATGAAATCAGTTTAAAATTCGGAAGTTTATTATTAGATAATACAAATAATATTACTATATCTAATATTAGTGTTAAGGCTAGCAAGACTGTTCAGACTAATAAAATTCCCAAGACAATCGGTTCAATCGCCGAAGAATCGCAACTGGCTTATTTAAGCATAACAGTTGAGGGAGATATAGCCGGGAACGATTACGACGAATTGCGGACTAACCTTGATGCCTTGCGCGCGGGGTTAAACAATGGATTTCAGAAATTCACTACCGACGATGACCGCTATATCATGGCACAGTTAAAAGACTTCAACAAATCTTTTAGCAGTTTAAGGCTTCATGCTACTTGGTCAGCAACTTTTATCGCGCATTATCCAATATGGCTATCTGAAACCGAGCATGAGGATGAAAGAGTTCCCACAAGTACGGTAGGTTATGTTATAAACAATGCTGGCAATGCTGCGGCAAGGATTAAGGTTGAAGTTACAGCCCCTGGGGGTGGGATAGCAGATGCCTGTAAGATAGAAAATTCTACTACTGGAAAGTCTTTTCAATACAGGGGAACAATAACGCAATATGAAACTTTAGAAGTTGACAATCGTTATGATACAGACGATTTTCAAGTATTAAATGACGGGGTAGATGACCATACTAATTTTGAGGGTGATTTTTTAACTCTTGAACCTGGGGATAATACGATTGTTTATACCGGCACAGCAAACGCCATAGTCAAGATAACCCATAAGGACGCTTATTACTAATGCCTACTGCGATTGTAGCAAAAGATTATAATGTAGAATTAAGAGATAAGACAGGGGCCTTAAAAGCTTACCTTACTCCTTTTATTTCAAATATCTCTTGGGAATGGAACAGGTTGGGCGGTTGCGGAACTTGCTCAATCACCATTAACAAGGCATATAGAAATATAATCTTTAATGCCCGGGATGACATTCAGATTCGCATAAAATCAGGGGCAACTTCAAAATTAGTTTATCGTGGGTATATCGCTAATATCACGCCTACTTTAAAAGAAAATCAGACAATAGTTTTAGATGTAAGAGGATATTTTGATTTGCTCAAAAAATTGGTTGTACATGATGCCGGGGATACCAAAACTTATACAACTGCTCAAGTAAATGCTATTGTTACGGATATTGTGGATACTTTTATTACTCCCAATTCTGATATAACAAAAGGGACTATTGATACAACAGATGGGAGCGCTTTTGAAGCAGATGCGATAGACTTTTTAGGCACAGTTGCGGATGCCTTAGATACTCTGGCTAATCTAGCCGGGGATGTTGAATATGGGGTAGATGAAAACTTAGTTTTCTTTTGGCGTACTGAAAGCACAGTAATCAGGCATAAATTCTTTGTAGGAAACAATGTGTCTATGCTTGAACGCAAAGTTAAATGGGATGAATTAGTAAATAAATATTATCTGGTTGGAGGTGATGTTGCCGGAGTGAAATATAAACGGACTGCGGAGAATACAGATAGCCAGAATGAAAACTATTTATCTGAAGCAATAATTAGCAATTCTTCGATTACAACCGATACAGTGGCAGATCAATATTTAGGGGCATTACTTACTGAAAAGTCAAACCCTACTTTTATAATTAGGGCTTCAATTAAGAATACCGCATTAAGACTTGAGGATACTGTTCCGATAGGTTTGGTTTCTTTTTACGATTCTACTTATGACAGTTCTTCTCCCGGTGATTTAATCGGAGATATTATCGGTGAGGCAGTAGATGGGGGGAGTGATATTACAGTTGGGTTATTAGCAGATGGGGGAAGTGATAAGGTTATAGGAGGTCAGTACAGTGCGCAAATTAACAGAATAAGTTATGCCTTATCTGATACAGCAGAAAGATTTAACATAGAGGTTGAATTAGGAGATACTATTTTAGAAACAGCTTCAAAGATTAAAAAGTTAGAATTAGCTTTAAACAATCTTAATCAATATTAAGGAGGATTTATGGCAGCTTCTTTTCCTAACGCAAAAAAGACTTTTTCAGCAGTAGTAAATGGCGTAACAAAACTCGTAGCCGCTTTATTCAATACTCCTTATGATGAGATTGAGGCGATTGAAACTTATATTGGAGCGACCGGGGGTGGCACGCAGGCTTATTCAGAATCATTAAAAGGTTTATTGATCGCTTACCGCCGGGGTTGCAATGTAGAATATAAAGGTACGGCTGATTTATATGTTAGGTTAGGGGAGATTTGTATTCCTGACGCTTCGGGAAATATAAGGCTTCGCAGGAATACGACTGATACAACAGTTACTTGGGCTAATATTGATACCGGGGCAGAAGAAGCCTCTACTATTTATTACGTTTACGCCGTAGCCGACGCTTCTGCTACTACTTTTACAGTTATGATTTCTAAAAGCGCGACTACTCCAACGGGGGC